TCGGCGTCTGGTTCGTCCCAGGCCATACCTTGTCCGCGCCGGGAACCCAGTCGCCGATGTAGCCCTCGTAATCGCCGCCGGTTGGCAGCGCCCCGTCGCCGTCAGCGGTCGACGATGAACCCTTGTTCACCGTGGAGCGTCGAGGTCGGGACAACTCCAACGTGCCCTGTGGGCCGTGAAGGTCATGGTTGACCGACTCGACGAGCCACAGCCCGTTATCGCTGGCCGCGGCGCGGCTCACCCGTAGACGGTGCCACTGGCGTAGTTTGCGGGCGATAGCGCTGTCGACCACCATGTTCGCGGTCGCGGCGTTCGCGTCGTCGACAGCCGAGCCGCGCGCGTCGAAGTCGAACACGAGGTCGGTCGTCAACGGCATGTCCCACGTCGACAGTTGCGGGCCACCCTCGAACGCCCACCAGGGCGTGCCGACGTAGAGCACGTTATCGACATCGCACCAGGCCGTGCCCATGTCGGACGACAAGCCCTCGATGACGCTCAAGGCTGACTGCCCGCGCTTCTGGAGAATCTGCCGGCGCTTGGCCCCCGGCTGCACCACCGCGCTACCACCTGCCGCCTTCGCGCGGCGTTCGATCCACGTCTGCGGCGTGACCTCGCGCTCGCTACGCGGGCCGCGGTCCTGCTTGAGCGCGGCACCCAGACCGGACAACATCTCGATGGTCAGCTCTAGCCCGCTGGCAACGTAGCGCCTGGTCTGCGCCGAGACGATCCAACGCACCCCGTCGAAGCGCACCGTCGCGCCTTCGGCCAGGGCTTCGGCCAGCCGACCGATCTTGCCATTGGGCGGCGTGCGGTCGAGGACCGGTGCGGTCATCATGTTGACCTGATTCACGCGGCGATCAACGGTGACCGCGCCGACGAGTTCGTCGAACTCCTTGGCGCTGAGCGTGCCGAGAGTCAACGCCACGGCTCAACCCCCTGTCGCAAACCCGGACCCGCCACCGGACACCACCGGGCCGACCTTGACCGTGTAGTCACTGGCGCGCTTCAGTGTCATGGACACGTCAGCCCAGCGCGGATTACCGCGTGCTGTGTGGTCGCGTTCGACGATGCTCAACCCGGTGACGTGGAACAGTCCACGCGCGGACTTCGCCAGCACCAGCGACACCGGCTTCGTGGCATCAGCCATGCGGCGCAGCGACTCCAAGATCGGCGCGACGCTGCCCCCGTAGTCACGGTCGAGCAGCGCAAAGGACAGGTTGTAGGTGTCCAACGGTCGCGCTTCGGGGGTGAGCAGTGCAGCCCTACCCGGTCGCGCGAACTCACTGTAGGTGCGTGCGAGGTCGCCCTGCTCAATGTCCTCAGGCCACCACGGCAGTTTGACCGTGCCGATGACCGGATGCACCAGCACGGCTTCACGGGTGCCGGGTTCGGGGTAGTCGTCGATCTTCCACCGCGACTTGACCGTGACCGCGACCGTAACCTTCGGCAGGCGCTTCTTCTTCTTGCTCACGCTGACCGCTCCCGTGCTTGACGCGCACCCAGCCGGATGCCACGGGCGACGGCGGCCTCGATGTCGATGTCGCGCGCCGGGTTGTTCACCGTGACGTTGGGGGCGATCACGGCGGGGGCGTGCGGCGTCGGGTCGGGCCGGTGCGTCTTGGGGACCACATGAAGGTGACGGTTCGACCCGGTGCCGTGCAACGCGGCGTACCCGCCGCGTCGGCGCACCTCGTTGGCGTATGCGCCCAGACGTGGCCCTTGAATGTCCATCGCACGCCCGTGAAGGTGGTCGGACGCGCTCGAACCGAGGTTCGTGGAACGCACCCCCGACAGGATGCTGTGCCCTCCTATGGCCGAGGAATAGCCCGCGTGGGCGGCACGTAGACCGGCCATGCCCAGACGCCCAGCCCCCAGCGGCGAAGTGGTGTCGCCGCCATCCCCGCGACGATCCTTGCGGCGCTGCTCACTTACAGCGGCGTTCGCTGCGTCGATGGCGGCCTCTACCGTGTCCTGCACGGTAGTGATGGCTAGTTCAACTTCGACACGCTTCTTGCGTGGCAGCCTGTCCAGCCGTGTTTGTAGGTCGCGCAGTCGCTCGTTCTGTGTGCCGAGTTTGTCGATGTAGTCCTGTAGAACTGTGGCATTCTCTTGCCACTTGTCGGCCTGAACGCCGATACCGTCGGCCCATTGAGTAAGGGCGGTGCGATTCTCTGAGTTGAACCACAACGACGGGTCACTGATGATGCGGGCGCGCACTAGCATGGGCATCGCATCGCCAATGGCCGCGGTCGTCAGAACCACTGAGTTGGCAAACGACACGAAACCTTGAGCGATGGACACCACCCCAGCGACGAGATCGTAACGGTTGTCTGCGATCCACTGTGAGAAGTCCTCAATCGGACTCTTCTTGTTGGTTCTGGGGAATACCGCGCGCATGATCTCTTTGATGCCTTGGGCGATAATGCCAAGCCCTGCATCACGAATGTCCCCAACGGCTGCCGTCACCTTGTTGAGGGTGCGCTGGACGCTGCCACTGTTCGTGTTGTAGGAATGCATCGCGTCGGCGCTGCCAGCCATCGCCAGTTTCAGTGTCGCAATGGCCTTGCGCTGCTTGTCGGTTTCGTCGGTGAACTTGCCCGCCGCTTCCATCGCGGCGACCTTCGCCTTCACGTCCTCTTCCATGATGACGATGCCGAGGCTCTTCAGCATCTCGCGTTCGCCGGTCATGGCGGCAGTCAGCGCGTATGACACCTGCTCGGCGTCCATGCCGACCGTGTTCCACTCGGCCAGCGCCGGGATCAGGTCGCCCACACTAAGAGTCAACTTGGTGGCCTCTTTGGTGGTGAACCCGAGCGGCTTGAGGATGTCGCCGATACCTGCGGCCATCGCTGCCACATCCTCAACGGACTTGCCCCACAGTTCGTTTGATTCGTCGGCCCATGCACGAACCCGCTTGGCGTACTTGCCGAACACAATGTCGGTGCGGCGCACCTTCTTCTCGTAGGCGGCGGCCTGGTTCGCGGCCTGCCACGAGACTTCGGCAACCTTCTTGATCGCCAACGCGGTGCCCACCAGCGCGGCACCAGCGGCAGCAGCAGCAAGCCCCCCGCCTTTGAGCGTGGCAGCGAACCCGGCGAACCCGGCCTTACCCTTCTTGGTTTCGCGGTTCATCCGGTCGAGGTCGCCAGCGGTGTCCTTCGCGGACCCGCCGAGGCGGTCGATGTCGTCGTCGAGCAGGTCAACCTGACGGCTTAGCCGCTTCGCTTCCTCCTGGCCCTGTTCAAGGGCGGCGGTCAGCACCTTGACCTCTTCGGCGGCGTCCGGGCGCGCCGACGTCGTCGCCTCCTTGATCGCGGCCTCTAGTTTGGTGACCGCGACGAGGTTCTTCTTCAGCTCCGCTGAAAGTTGATCCTTCGCGGAGAGGACGACTTGCAGTTCGTCAGCCACCTGTCGCCCTCTCTGCTTGCCATATCAGGGCCGCCTCGGCAGCCGCCTTGCGCATTCGCCATTCGTCCGGTTGTGCGTCCAAGACCCGTAGCGGGTCCATGCCGAACACGGCGGCGATGATCCCCGCCTCTTTGATCTCGGGCCACTCGTGTAGCGGCCCTACGTAGGGTCTGCGACCTCGCCGACCTGCACGGCGGACGAACCCGCGATGATGCCCGCCTCACGCTGGAACGCCTGAAACACCCGCGTCATGGCGAGGTCATCGTCGAACAGGGCGCGGCAGGCCAGCCAGCCGCGCTTAGCGCCGACGACCTCCTGCAACTGCGGAGACGAGAACGCCGCCCCGTCGCCGGGGGCGAGTTCCATGCCGTTATAGGTGACCTGCACGGCGAACCGTGCCAGCGTCATCGCGGCGAGGATCGTCGACCCTGGCGGGGCGCTGTCCTTCGACTCTTCCCGCTCGGCCTGATCCTGCACCGCTGCCAGTTCGCTGGCGTCACGCGGCACGCGCACCGTGACCACGATCTCGGGGCGGCTGAGCATGTCGCGCAGCGGTACGCGGCGCTCTTCGGCGGCCTTGCGTGCGGCGAGTTGCTCGCGCAGGAAGTCCAGCGCGGACGGCACCGGGCCGTCGAAGTCGTCGCTCACTTGACGCCCGTGCGGGTCCAGGTGATCGACAGCACGCCCACGTCGCTGCCGTCGCTGTCGCCCTCAGGCTCAGCAAATGACTTCACCGCGCAGCCGGTATGCACAATCGACTTGCCGGGGATGGCGTTGCCGTCCTCGTCCAAGTAGGTGACCGTGATCGTCGACCCGGCCAGCGCGCCTTTGTAGAGCCGCTTCACGAGGTCGACATCGGTATCGGCGTTGAATAGCCGGGTAATCGTCACGTCGGACAGGTTCATGCCGGTGGCGATGGTGACCTTCTCCTCGCCCGCGCCGGGGCGACGCGACTGCACCTCGCGCTCGGCCTCCAGAACGCTGATGCCGGTCCATGTCCCGTCGATGGATGAAACCTTGACCTTGATGCGGTCCTGGGTGATCCAGTTAGTCATGAGTGTGCCGCTCCTTCTCAGATAGCGCCGGCAGCGTCGGTCGCCACCACGTCGATGAACACGAACTCAGCGGTCGGAGCGAGCCGAACGCCGACGCTGGCCTTGAGGTTCCCGGCAGCCAACGACGCGGTGGAGTTGACGCCCGGACCCACGTCGACGACGTAGCCGGGGTCGTTGGGACCGGCGAAGAACGCGCCGCCCATGTTCGCCAGGAACCCGGTCAGGTCACCGGCGAACTCAGCGAGCCTGCGGCCCTTGCCGTCGACCGTGACGCCGACGTACTGCTCGGCGACCTGGCCGCAGCCCACCGCAACCCGGTTGATCGTGTCGCGGAACTGCGCCCCACGAAGGTTCGTCGCGCCGGACAGCAGCCGCCAGCCGTACAGCCGGGGCACACCGTTGACCGTGCGGACCACCGAGACGTTTCCGGCGTTGAGCGTCTGCCATTCGGCAGCGGTCGACTCGACCTCGACGCCGGTCACGTACTGCGCCGTGCCGTAGATGTCGCGGATGGGTGACGCCCATGCGCCGTCCTGGCCGTGGGCACGGGCACGGGCACCCAGCGCAAGCCCGGTCGGGGCGACGGTCAAGGTTGCCCCGCCAGAGTTGACGGTGGTGTGCGGCCACACACACACGAGGTTCGCCCCGCTGGCGCTGGCAAGCGCAGAGATCGCAGCGGACTGCGACGTGCCAGCGGCAAGGGTGGCGATGCCCAGGCGGTCGGTGTCCTCGCAATGGGTCTGCAACGCCGCGCCGACAGTCGCGTAGTGCTTGACCGCCCACACGACCGCGCCGTCGCCGAGGTCGCCGTCGAGCAGCGCCAAGGTGGTGGCGGGCACCACGTTGGCATAGTCGTCGGTTCCGGTGGCAAGACTCGTCTCGGCCACGTTCGACGCAGGCAGGCTAGACACGGTGACGGTCACGTCAGGGTCAACGCTCGCGGCGGTCTGCAACTCGGCGGCGGTCGTCCCGGTGTAGGTGACCGTGCTGCCGTCGGCCTTCTTCACCGTCAGCGTCTTGCTCGCACTGGTGTAGGTTGCCGTCATTGCATTGCCCCACGCCCCGAACTCCTTGGCCGTGACGACGATCTTGTTCGAGTCAAGGCCAATGGTGGCCTTGACCGCGCCGGGGCCGACAGCGCGCAGGATGTAGGCGCTTCCCAACCCCTCCTTGAACGCGGTCTGCACCACGTCGAACAGGTCGGTAGCCCCGGTGCGATCACCAAAGATCGCCCGGTAGTCGGCGATGCCGAAGACGCGGGTCGGGACGACAGGGCCGCGGACGGCCTGCCCGACGATGAACGCCTGCCCCGACTCGGTGATGACGCCGGGGGGCGAGGAAACCTCGGTGCGGACGGTGGTTGTGACGCGCGCGGACATAGGCGCAGCTCCGATCTGATCGGCGGGATGGGGTGAAGGGGACTACAGGTATTGGGTGGCGTCGACGGCGGTCAACTCCACCTCGGCGGAGATCGACTCGACAGCGCCGGGGTCGGGCAGCGTCTCGGCCTGGCGAACGGTCAGGCTCAACGTGCCCAGCGCGACGGGGCGGCCCTTGGTGTCGAGTGCCACGTCGTCGGTCGTTTCGGTGATGGTGGGGACAAGCGCGACGACACCCTCGGCGCAGCGCGGGCGGGCCATGAGCAGGCGGCGCACCGCGAGCAGTAGCCGGTCGCGGCCAATGACGGCCTTGTCGTAGCCCTTCATCTCGTCCGACCGCACCCCGACGCGAAGGTTCAGGGTGTAGTCGGCGAGATAGGTGCCGTCGCCGGCCTGCTTGATTTGCGGCGTCGCGGTCGACGACACGAGGATGCACGGCCACGGCTTGTCCTCATCGACCGGCAGGACAGCCGTAGCAGCCACGTAGGACGGCTCAGGCGGCCATGAATCCTCTTGGGTGGTGGACAGCCACGCGGCGACGTTCGCGCCCACATGGGCCACGACAGCGGCCTTCACGGCCTCATGCCCGCCGCTCACTTGTCACCCCACGCGCCGAGCAGGAACTCGCGCAACATCTTCTTGAACGCGGCCCTTTCGCCGCGCTCCAACGGCGGTACGGCGTTGCGGTGCTTCAGGCGACGCGACGACTTGTGTAGGATCGCCAGTTTCCGCACGCCCGCGCCCTTGCTGATACCGAACGCGGCGCGGTTCTTGCCCGGGTTGGTCGGGCTGCCCACGTAGGTGGCCGCGCGTAGTTTCCCGGTCAGCACCAGCGGCGTGCCTGACTTCTTACGCTTGACCGTTTCCGGTGCAAGGCGCGGCATCTGTCCGGGGTTGAACGCCGCGCGTTGGCGTGGCGTCCACACCTCGCGGGCGAAGTCGTCCCACAACGGACTTAGGTCGCTGGCACGCTCGGCCAGCGCCGCGAGGTCGTCCTCCAGCTGCTGCACCCCAGTGATCGTGGCGTCAAGCATCGGACGCACCGATCAGGATGGGGCCGCGCTTCAGCCGTCCGGTGCGTGCGCGGCGCAACTGCCGGCGCTCGTCGCTGGTCAGAATGCGCGGGTCGATGTAGGTGTGCGACGCATCCCCGAGCGCGTCGACCGTGACCTCGTTCGGGTTGCGGTAGATACGCGCGGCGACCTTCGTGGCGACGAACACGACCGACGCCTGCACCGGCTTGGCGAGGTCGTCGATGGTGTCCCGCATGATCTCGTCGAGCACGATGCCGGTAGCGTCATTGCACGCCTGCCACAGCGACGCCTCGTCGGTGTCGTTGAGTCCGTCGACCTCGGCGGCCAGGAACGCGCCCACCCGCTCCGGGGTGGTGAGCAGGTAGAGATCGGGGTCGGGAGTCCAGACCGGCATCGGTGCTCCTTACATGGGTCGCGGTGGCCCCATCACGGGGGCGGGGCGGACAGGGCCACCGCAGTGACCTACTCGGCTGGCTTGGTAGCGCGCTTCGACCTCGGCGGCACCGGGGTCAACTCCCCGGCTGCAACCTGCGCCTCGTGCTGCTCGCGCTGGTTCGGGCGTAGGCACTCGACATCGATGTCGAACACTGCGCCGCTGCTGCCTTGGAACAGCATCAGACGCGCGGCACCCGGTAGGCGGCGATGAACCCGGTCATGCCGGACGCGACATCAATCTCGATGGTTCCATCGGCCTGCACGAAGCGGGCGGACTCCAGACCGGCGACCATCTTCAGTTGTGCGGTGGTGTTGCCGGCGGTCAGGCTGACGGCGAGGTCGCCCTGCCCCTTGGCGTTGGCCGGCGGGCTGTCGCCTGCCTTGATGGTGATGGCCTTGGTCGAGGCGGTCGTGTTCTCCACGCGGATCACCAGCTCTTCGAGCGGGCAGGTCAGCGTGATGACGTGGTGGTCGGTGGCGTCGAGCGCGGTGCCAGCGCCGACGTTGCAGGCCACGCCGGTAGCGGCGGTAAGGGTGGTGATCGGGACGTTGGTACGGGCCATGACTGGCCTCCTATTCAGGCGGTGCGAACGAAGGACGGGGGCGGCGTGGCTGGCACGTAGAGGAGGACGAGCCAGCCACGCCTAGCGGCATCAGGTGATGGATGCGGTCAGAGTCGCCAGACCGTCGGGGCGAACGACCTTCGCGCCGTACAGGTGCAGACCCTTGAGGGCGTCGCTGAACGCCGATTCGGGGCGGTACGCCTCGACCTTGACGATCTGCTCGGCGAACGCAATCGCGCCGGGAACGCCGGCCATGACGATCCAGTCGTCGCCGGTGACGTTGACGCAGTTGTTGCTGACGAGCACGTCGAAGCCGAACGCGCGGCCCACGATGCCGTTACGCAGCGCCTGGTCCGAGCCGGAAGCGTCCACGCGGACGAACAGGTCAGAGCCGAGCAGCAGCGCGTAGTACCACGGGGGAACCACGACGTAGCGGCCCTGCATCGGCACGTTGGCCTCGTTCAGCTGGGTCATCAGGTTGATGAGTCCAGTCACGGCCTTCGCGGCGTCGGTGATGCTGGTCGTGCTGATCGCGTTGCCAGCGTCGACGCCTGTGTACAGACCGGCGACGTACTGGTCGGCGGTGTCGGCCAGACCGTAGGCGGCCTCGGCGGCGGCCTCGTTCATCAGCCCGCCACCGTTGGCGGCCTGCCGCATGTCGATGTCGTCGACCTCGAACGCGAAGTACTTGGCCTGGTCGATGAGCAGCGAACGCTGCGCGTCGGTCAGAGTCTCCGGGGTGATCGTGGTCGAGTTCTTGACGTACGAGCCGATGGTCGGGCGGCTGATGCTGGTGATACGCACCGTGTCGCCCGCGTTGCGGATTTCGCCCTCGTACTCGCGGGACACCACACCGGGGCCAGCGAACACAAGGCTCTTCTTGAGGCTGGACAGCAGACGGGCCGACCAGACCTCGGGAATGAAGTTGTTGACGGCCATGACCGTCCTCCTTTGGGGTTAGTGACGGCCTGCCTTCAGGTCGTCGAGTTGACCGGCTTCGTCCGCGGCCACGATCTGATCGGGGGTCATGCGGGCGAGGTCGGCGCGGGTGAGTTGCTTGGGCTTGCTCGGGCCGTCGCCACGGTCACCGGCCCCGAAGTCGGGGGCGGTGGGCGTCGCGCTGCCCTTGAACGCGAGCAGCGCATCGGCGGCGGCGTTCAGTTCGTCCTCGCTCGAGCCTGAAAGCAGGTCGGCGGGGACGCCCTTGGTTGCGGCCACCTGGGCCTTGAGGTTCGCCAGCCGTAGGGCGTCGTTCTCCTGCTGGAGTTTCTGCAACTGTTCGGCTTGGCGTTGCGCCTCGGTCTTGTTCGCCTCTTCGATCTCGGCCAGCCGCTTGGCGGCAGCGGCGTTCTCCTTGGCGCGGGACTCGTTCTTGCGAGCCATCGCCTTCCAGTGCTCCAACTGCGCTTCTAAGTCGCGCGGTTGCTCTGCGGAGGGTGCGACCGTTTCAGTCGGCTGTGCGTCCTGCTGGACTTCAGGGGTCGTCGAGGTGTCGGTATCCATGTGGATCGCTCCCGTTTCGGGCTGGTTGGCTACGCACCCCATTGCGGCGTGCGTCAAACCCGGCTAGGTGCCGGGAAGTTCTAGCGCGGCTTCCATCGCTGCCAGTTCGTCGCGCAGACCGGCGACGAGGCGCTGCATGTGCGGGGTGTTCGCTCCCCCGTCGATGGCCGCCTGATTGGCTTCGACCTGGCGGCGCTTGAGGTCGATTGCCTGCTGCGGGGTGATCGTTTCGCGGGTCATGCCCACGCTGGTGCCACCGCCGCCTTTGCGCTTGGGCAGTCGCTTCAGGTCGTCCTCGTAGGTCAGGACAGGGCCGATCTCGTCGTTGAAGTCGACCGCGACCTTGCGCTCGCCTATGTCCTTCTCCGGGTCAAACTCACGGCTAGACCGCAGCCCTTTGCCTTGGAGGTCTTTGGGCACCTTCGCGCCGGGGACCGTAACGCAGTGGCAGTGCGTATGGACGGGGCGCAGTTGATCGGTGCTGTAGACACGATCCGACGAGGCCACGCACAGCGGGCACGCGCCGGGTCGGGTGATAACGCGGAACTGCTCAACGCCCGCCGAACTCATGGCCGCGCGTGCCGCGTGGGTGCCTGCTAGTTGCAAGTCCATTTGCACCGTGCCGAGCAACTGCTGAAGTCCACGATTGACGGCCAGCTCCACGAGGTCGCTACGGTTGTACACCACCCGCGCCTCGCGCACCGCGCGACTATAGACCTCCAACAGGTCGGCACCGTTGCGGACTGCCGCGCCGATGAACGCGTCGACGTCGAGGCGCTGAATCGGGCTGCCCGTTGCCCGCCCCACGTAGGCGGCGGTCATGGTCGCGGTCTGCCGTTGACCGGCCAGCACCAGCGGCACCACGCGGGACAGGAACTCGTCAGCGGCGGCGTCGCTCCACGAGGTCATGGTCAGCCACGTTGCGGCGGCCTGCGCCCCGACGCGGGTCTGCACGGCCCCGGTAGCGGCGCGGTACGCCTCGACCAGTTCAGCCGTTGGCGACATCGTTGGTCACCGTGACCGGCTGGGCGAGCATCGCGGCCAACGCATCGGCCCCGCGTTCGATCTCCATCCGGTCGACCTCATCGGCGGGGTACGCCAGCACGTCGGTCGCCACCCTGCGCCACGGCAGGACGGTCGCCAGTTTCACGGCGGCGTCGGACTTCTCGGCCAACGACTGCCGCTCAGCCGGTGCCCACTGCACCTGCACCCTCGCGGGTTCGCCGGCCAGGGCCAGGCCGATGGACACCAGCGCATCCCAGCACGGGGCCATGCGGCGCTGCCGGTCCTCGACCTTGAATACCAGCCCCTCGCGCATCAGCGCCGCGCCCTCGGCGGACTGGTTTGCGCTGTCCGGGGACAGTACCGACATGGGGGTGCGGGTCACTGCACTGAGGTCGCGCAAGTCGTCCTTCACCGCGCTGAGAATCTGCTGCACGTCGCCGGGTTCGGACTCCCAGATATCGACGCCATCGGGCAGGGTCCACAGCGCGTCCGGGCCGGGAAGGAACTCAGCGGCGTAGTCGATCTCGTTACCGTCGGCGTCGACCTCGGGAAGGTCACCCTTGATCGCCCGCTGACGGTACGCCTGCATGGCGATGATGAGTAGGCGTTGCAGCACCACCCAGTTGATGCGGTCGAGCAGGTCGGTGTGACGGGCGAACTCGCCCACCCCGTCACGGTTCAGGAACCGCACCATCGGCACCACGTCAAGTCCGGTAGCGCCCGACTGGTCGGGGTCGTGCTCCCATCCGCCTGAGGCCACGCCGAGGATGCGGGTGCCGCTGACCGTCACGCCGGGGCGGGTGTAGCGGTCCACGCGACCGGGGGTGTGAACGACCGCGTAGTCGATGTCGTCATCGGTCCACACCTTCAACCCGGCGCGGACCACGGTCGGGTCAAGCGGGTCATGGTCGGTGATCGCGTTGAACGGCGACTCACGGGTCAGGATCGGGCCGCGCGGCGACTGTGACGCCATCGCGTACGCCACGCCGTAGATGAGCATGTCGCGCGTGACATCGTTGCTGGTGGACTCCATCAGCGAGCGCCGCCACAGGTCACGGGCCGCGTCGTTGTCGGTCGACTCGTCGCCCACCCGGAACCCGGCCACGGTCATACGCTCAGCAGGGGCGTCAACCACGAGGTTGGCGTAGTCGGTGCGCGCCAACCGCTGCCACTTGGCGAACGAGTCGCGGACGCTGGTCGCGCCTTCGGGAAGCGGGGCGTTGCCGCTCACGTAGTCGTAGAGGCGGCGCAGCTCGCCCTGCCGCTCGTCGAGTTTCTTGCCGAGGTCGGTGAGCCACTGCTCGGGAGTCTTGAGCATCCGACTCCCTCCAGAGTGGGTCAGCGAAGGCGGCGCGGCGGGCGACGCTTCGGTTTCGGTTTCACGGTGGACAGCAGCCACAGAGCCTCTGCGACGGCCAGGATCGGGGCGGCGTCCACCGGACTCTTCTTGCGGTCGAACAGCCAGCCGTCGCCGAACGCTTTGATCACGGACAATTTGGCGGCGTCGTCCAGCGGCTCTTGACCGGCGTGGACGAGCGACCCCTCGCGGATCGCGTCGAACAGCTTGCCGCAACCCTTGGCGACATCGGACGCCTTCAACGGGTGACCGTACTCGCAGATCGGCACCGAGGACACGGGCGCGCCGTTCTCCTGCCAGCCGATTGCGACCGGGTTCCACTTGGCGGCCAGGGTGGCGATGCGGGACTCGACCCAGTCGGTGCCCTCACCTGTGGCGACGATCTCGGCGTGCATCGTGCCGTCGGGGCGCTGGCCCACGGCGGCGATCCACGCTCGGGAACGATCCCACGAAACATCGACGGCGAACGCGACGGTCGCGCCGGGTTCCAGTTTCGAGGCGGCGTCGTAGCGTGACGGCCAGCGCGGGATCGTCGCCTCAGAGAGTTGATCAACCTTCTGGCACAGCACCTCGGTACGGAAAATCTGTTCCGGGTCGGAGTGACGCGCGGACTCAATCGACTCTTCGGTGATGAGCCATCCCATTGACGGGTTGGCCTGCGCCCATGCGTCGCGGTCGTCAAGGTCGCAGCCGTCAGGGGCGGACCACTCGAACAGCGCGAAGTCGGTCGGGCCGTCGCCGGTCAGGGTGCGTAGACCGATCTCGCGCTCGTAGTTGAGCACGATGCTGTAGTCGTCTCCAGCGTTGGACAGTCCCACGACCATCGCGTGCGGCTTCGCCATCGTGGTTTTGGTGACGGCGGCCCAGGCGTCCCATTTGGTGTGTTCGCGCAGTTCGTCGAGTAGCACCCGGTCGGCGGACAATGAACGACCGCCGCGACGGTTGGCGCTCTGGACTTTGTAGCGGCGGCCCTCGGTGAGCACCAGCGTTTTCTTGCCCGCGGCCATGATCGGCTCGCCGTCCATCTCGGCGGCGAGTTCGGGCACCGACTCCGCGAGGTCGACGGCCAGCGACCAGACCTCTTCGGCGATGTCGAGGTTCTGCGCGGTGCCGAGCACCAGGGCGACCCGTAGGACGAACAGCCAGAACAGGGCGAGCACCTGCGAGATGGTCGACTTGCCGTTCTGGCGTGCGATCAGGATGATGACGGTGCGGAACCGCGGCCTACCGTCCGGGCGCAACTCCAGCATGTGGACGAGCAGCCACTTCTGCCACGGCAGTAGCGACATGCCGAGCACGTCCTCGGCGAACTCGATGGCCGCGAAGCCCCACGACGTTTCCGGGGTCAATTCCCGCAGGGGCGGGGTGAACAGTCGCGGCGTCTCGCAGCCGTAGCGGGTCACGCCCCCTCGACGACGGACAACCGCTTGCGGATGTCGTCAACGCGGCGCTTCGTCGTCTCTGGTGCTTTGACGGCCTTGCGGGCCGCTGGGGTAAGCCCCAGTTCCTTGAGCGCGGACAGGTATTGCGGCATCAGCCAACCCTCGAACCTGTCGGCCTCTTCGGGGCTGCGATTGTCGCGGGCGTTGTCGAGCTGCCACGCGAAGCGGTAAGCCAAGTCGACGGTCGCCTGATCGGCGCTGGTGAGCCAGGTCGCAGCCTTGACTGAAGAGGTCAGGGAGCGTACAAGCGTGGGACGTTTCGTGCGTGCCGTTGCGGCCATTGTCGCCTCCTGGGCGAATCAACCTACCCCCATCCGTTCCGAATGGGAAAAATCATGAACCCCGGATGGTGTCCTCCCCTAAGGGCTAGGGGATGGCCCCCCTGGGGCAACTCCCGCGTGATCTGCCGGGACTGCAACGTCAAGCGGCACAGCCGGGAACAGTCCCGCGCCAAGCTGGGTGCCCGGTTCCCCTCGTCGCGGACGTGGTGAGCCCAGCCTCAAAGAGTGCTAATCCGGCGTGCCTAACTGACCTGCTCTGCGAAGGGAAGCAAGGTCAGGAGCTGGGTTACTCCTGGCTGGCTGGGGTCCTCGTGGATCCGGCCGGAGCGAAAGCCGTCCAAGAACTCATCGCCCGAGATCCCCAGCAGCCTTTGGGCTTCCCGATCGAAGAGCGCGCGTGACTGCTCAACGGTCAGTTCTTCTGTTTCAACGGTGCAAATGGCGTCTAGCATGGTGTCCCCGCATCCCTCTCGTGGTCCCACTATGCCCCGAGGGTGTGACGTTAGGCCAACCGACGCCCCGTTGCACGCCTTTCACACGGCCGCTATGCGGTGCGGATCAGGAGCCCGAGGCGTCTGACTTCCCACGTGCCAACGCCACCGAGTTCGCCGCCGACATGCACGACACCGCGCGGCCGCCGCAGTCGCGTTCGGCGGCCCTCACCAGTCGGTCGGGGTCGCCAGCGGGGTGGGGCGTCGTCGCGGCAAGCGGTTGCCGCGGCTGGAGTTGCATCGGGTGTGGCAGGGGCGGAGATTCTCAATGTCGTCGCTGCCGCCTCGGCTGCGAGGGATCACATGGTCTGCGCTGGGCAGTCCGGGCACGGGCTGACCGCAGAGCCAGCACACGTTGCCGTAGACCTCTAGCACCTGGCGGCGCTTGGCTATCGCACGG